ACGGTACTCAGTTAATCCAGTTGGTGCCGCTGGTGCATCGGGCAGCATATAAAAGTCCGTCTTAGCGATTAACTTGTCACGTTTGCTGCGTACCGCTTCTGCTACTTGCTCGTCTTTCTCGGCCTGTAAGTCGTCGGCTGTTTTTAGTGTAGACCAATCAATGCTCATTCTGTTGGCTCCTGTACTGGCTTGCGTTTGATAGGGCAAGGGCATTCGCCGCTTGTTACATTAAAGATATAGTCATCTGGGCTTGTTGACTGTATCAGCTCTGCTGTCTGCGTTGTGTAGCAATACTGCAGTGATAGATGAATAACCCCTTGTTCGTCACGCTTAATTTTACCCACAAATGGTTCGTCAGCTTCGACTTCACTGCCATTAGGCAACTGCGACAAGTCGTATGTTTCGCCACGATAGATGATTGTGTCGCCGGCAACTAAGGGTGGCGTATCGTCATAGTCGAAAACTCCAACAGATAGATAAATTTTCATTTTAATACCACCTCCCCATTGCGGTAATTTTTGCAGTAAAGATGTCCCCGTCCTGAAAGAGTGACCATGACGAATCGAATACGCTCATACGCATAGAGCAAAGTGTACTGCTGGTAGTTCGTACACCAGAAAAAATAGGCTTTCTACTACTATTAATTAAACTGTCAGCGTAATAGTTAAAGTTCGTATTCGAATCTGGGTGTCTAGAGTCAAGCATCATTGGAAAAATGCTGATATTGCCATCAATAAAAGTATGGGGAAATGACCAGACTCCTTCGAGCATTTGAGGGTTTCCGTACAAAAAATCACGAGTTGAAAAGCAGATTAGTCCACCGTCCGCATATTTAATATACTCACCATTCGAATTGGTGCCTCGTTCGATGATCGCCCCAGTTACAGAGCCATTTGATTGAGATACAGGTCCGAGAACGTTCCCCTGATGATAATTCAATCCCTGAGTGACACGAACATAATCGCTCTCAAAGGTTAGCGAGTTATTCACTTCCTCATTCGTTGGAACGTCATTCTGTACGTCAAAGTAGTCAACAGCAAACGGAGTAAAGTTCCCAGATAATTTTGCTATAATATTTTCACTCTCAGCTGCGTTTACATAAAAATGTAAGCCGCCGTACTTAATACCATTATGGGAGAAAGTGCATAACTTTATCTCTGGCAAATTTATGTTTGAGGCATCGATACTTTTTTCCAAAAGCCGTTTATTTTTGTGGAGTTATACTGCTTAGCAATATGCACTCTGCAAGTTATCTCTGGTACTATTGAGTTACGTCGATGGAATGTTATCTCTCCAGATGAAAAGCTATCAAAACTAATCACATCATTTGTTACTTCACACAGTGCGATCACGCTTTTTCGGTACGCTGACTTTTGAGCCTGCCCTTTTAAATCGTAGTTTTTAATAAATGTACCTTGACCGAAATCTCCTAATTTAAGCAAGCGACCATCTGTAGTATCAGTGGAACTTGTTGTAACATTTCTACTAATAGCAGTGCCAGTTTGCTTTTTTGTAATGACGTCATTAGCTTCGGTAGCGGGTTCCGCCTTTAAGCGCCCATCGCTCGTTCGCTTTGCAATAGAGCCACCCGCAGGATTTATGTTTGTGGTCTCTACCACTTCTTCTGCTGAGGAAATTAGCCGGCGCACGTCATCCGCTAAACTTTTGATTTCACCGAGTGTCGGTGCCGCAATAGCTCGCTGTCCAGTTACCGCACCAAACTCCCAGTTCTCAAACAACTCAATGGTTTTTACACCCGAGTCCGTCAAGAAGGTTCGTTTAACCTCCATTAACGGATTTGCGCCAACCTGTATTAAGCTGTTAGGACGAATGCCTGTGATGTCCTCATTACTTTGGACAGTAACGAGATTCGATCCATTCGTAGTCGAAACAGATGATGCTATCCATAGGCTACTCATGATTCCTCCGATATAATTGATAAGCGTTGTGTATTGTCGAACGTTGGTACCGAGTGACTCACTTCTAGACGATATGTTCTGTCAGAGGCTGCTTGTAGTGTGTCTGTATAAGTGAATGAGCCATTCAAGACCCACTCTTCTCGATATTTGATTGTTCCGCCGAATGAGGTGTGACTACCCTGAACGGTGTGCGTCGACACTAGTATTTCCCCACCTGATGTTTTGCGGTAAAGCTTTAAGGTGGCCGTGGGGTTGTTGCCGATTGGCTGATCACCATCAGGTATATCGCGCTGTGCCGAAATGCTGATGGAATTTTTTACTTCGATTATCCCGCCATTTGAACCAAAAGGCCCAAGCAACACATCCACGGGAGAGCCAACAATTGAACTTTGCATGGCGTTTTTCAGTGTGCCGGCAGTGATTGAGCCGCCGAAATAGGTGTCTCCTGAGTCGCTGAAATACTCGATAGCATTAGCTTTAGTCAGACCGTCAAACTTGACTAGTTTATTGATCTCGTCGTACGTGTAACTATTTCGAGGTCCTTTCCATTCAAGAAGATTATTAGGTCCAAAAGGTGCTGCTGTTTGGATTGCCATGTAGCCGTTTCCAACAAGCTGAATTTGACCTGATTTGATGACCGGGGAATTAAGTTCGGTGCCAGCAATAAGCACATCACCGGCTAAACTACCAGTCGCTATTAACGAGCCGTTCACCAGCAATGTCGGCTGCACCCAATCTGAGCCATTGAATTGTCGCGCTTGAGAGTCTTGACCGTTATTCAGCGTCTGTGTGAATACGTCCAGTGGCACAGGGGCGCGCCCGACCAACGCTATAAATCGGCTATTGACTATTGCGGCTGTCCAGTTGATGGTGTCATAGCTTTGTCCATACATACCAGCACCTGGCACTCCATCACTACCATTTTGTCCTGCTGGACCCTGCTGACCATCCTCACCACGGAAGCGTGACCATGTGTATTCACTTGGGTCGTTGGACTCGCTGGCGGTCGTTTTATTCGTAGCAATCCCGATGTATTTTGTGTTGCTGTTTGGCGTCTGGTACATCCCGGAGCCGTTTGCATTATCGGAATATGCTATCCACGTATAAGTCGTTTCGCCATCAGCGCCCGGTGGCCCTTGAACGCCATCCGAGCCATCTTCACCGCGGAACCGGGTCCACTCGTAGTCGCTGGCTGAGTTGGACTCTATTGGGCTTGTCTTATTGTACGCAAAGCCCATGTAGGTTTTGCCCGACGGGTCATTACTGAAACCTTCACCGTTCGGCCCATCCGCATAACGTATCCAGGTGTAGTAAACCTGGCCGTCTGCGCCCGGCTCTCCCGGAACGCCTTGAGGCCCTTGTGGACCAGGCGGGCCTTGTTCACCATCCAAGCCACGCAAGTCCTGCTCTGTTGCCGCGGTAAAACCGTCGTCCAACACTAAACGAGCTCGCAAATAGGCAACGCCTTCATCCGTGTCGTAATGCAACAACATATTGCCTTGCGTGTCCTCCCACTGGAACACATCACCTCGAAAGCTGATAGCATTCTCTGAACCGCCAAAAGTTACACCGGTCAAAACCGCTCGGCCATTCTGAACCTGTTCAACACCAAGAAACGCATAGGATTCAAATTGCTCTAGTTTTTCGTTATAGCCTGCATTGAGCTGTAATTGAGATTCGGCAAATTCTTCCTGGCTACCAACCCTCGCGCTTATTGATTGGAGTGCTTGTAGTGTTCCATCTATATTGGTTTCGGCAATAGCTAAACGATTTGCTTGCGCTTGAATAGCTTTTCCATCTTGTTGAGTGACGGCTTCAAGATTCTGAATACTTTTAGCAATCGACCCTTCTGGTCCAGTGAGAGCCTCCAGCTGGTCGATTGCCAGTGCGAAGCGGACGTCTTTATCAAGCTGTCCAAAACGGTACCGACCGTAATCAACAGCGGATTTCAGATCCTCGATAATCGATTCGTCATTGCTTTGTTCACTGAGCGATGCAGAAAACGCCTGGCTAGATATCTTACCCGCCTGAGAATCAAGCTCCTGCTGTACTGAGTTAAACTGAGCGTCGACCTGTTCGCTTTGCTCTTGCAACTGCTGCGAAACACTTGCTGCATAGCTTGTGAATGTTCCCTCGTAGCCATCCAGAAATAACTCCGCAGAGTTCGCTTTTTCAATGACGTCATTTTCACCAATTTGTTGGTATGTTGCCTTTATACTTGCGTAGGTATCTAGTCCATTAAGAACACTTTCAACGTTGGAGCGAGTAACTGTATTTTGCTCGTAACTCGTGACATCAACTTTATTAGCTATTTCACCCTCTAAAGCAGAAACTCGACTCGATGCATCAGTTACCTGCGCCTGAATATTTGCTAAGTCCTGTAGCGCGGCATCGGGCTTTCCAA